CTGGCGCAAGGGCAAGCTGCTGCGCGAGCCGGTGCTGGATTTCGGCAGCGGCCGGGAGGGGCACGGTTTCGCGCGTTTCGATGCGTTCCACGCGCCGGACACCAGCCTGCTGCTGGCCCGGTACAGGACGGTCATGTGCAATTACGTGCTGAACGTGCAGCCGGCGCTCCACCTGGTGACGGAGATCCTCGCGCTGGTGTTCCACCTGGTGGAGGCCAAGGGCCGGGTGCTGATCGCGGTGCGCAACGACGTGCCTGAGTCCGGCCGCACCTCGCGCGGCTACCAGCGCCGCATGGAGCGCGCGGAGTGGGAGGAGCTGCTGCGGCCGTTCTTCCTGGTGGACTGCGTGGAAGAGTCCAAGTTCCTGGGTTGGACGTGCAAGCGGGTGGCAGCGTGAGCGCGGACGGCGTGCTAGGCGTGAGCGTGCTACGCGCCGCCGCAGATGCGTGCTGCCAGGCGCTGATCGTCCAGGCCGTGGCGCGAGTCCTGGACCAGCAGGAGCCGCTGCACGCGCCGGCAGTCCGGCCGGCGTACTGTTTCAAGCACAGCAGCGTGGAGCCGTGCGCGGTGTGCGCCATGGTCCGCGCAGTGAACGGCAGGAAACAGCCCAACCCGTGGAGGAGCTGATGCCGGAGAGCGTGCGGGTGCAGATCGAGTATGACGCCTCGGGATTCGAGCGCGCGATCCGCAGCTCGATCCAGGCGCTGCAACACTACCGCGCCACCGGCCGGTGGCCCTGCCGGCGCGGGGTCTGCTGTTCCCACATAGCCACGGAGCCGTGCGTGCAGTGCGCGGCGATCAGGCTGCGCAGCCGGATCCGGATCATCTGATGCCACGCAAGGGTCCCAGGCCGCAGCCCACCGCGTTAAAGCTGGCGCGTGGCAACCCGGGCAAGCGCGCGTTGCCCAAGGGCGAGCCGGAGCCGGAGGCCGCAGTCCCCGAGTGCCCGCCGCACCTGGGCGAGCTGGCGCGCGTCGAGTGGTGGAGGATCACCGCGGAGCTGCGCACCCTGGGCCTGGTGACGCGGATCGATCTGGCCATGCTGGCGGGGTACTGCGTGACCTGGGGACGGTGGGTGGAGGCGGAGGGCAAGGTGGAGGAGATGGGCCTGTTGATCAAGACACCGAACGGGCACCCGATCCAGAATCCGTACCTGGCGATCGCCAACCGCGCGCTGGCACAGCTGCAAAAGCTGGCGGCAGAGTTCGGCCTGTCGCCTAGCTCGCGCACCGGCGTGAAGGCGGCCGGGAAGGGCAAGCGCAAGCCGGGCGGCATGCTGGACTGATGCCACGGAAGAAACCGTCAAGCCCGTACTACTTCAGCACCAAAGCCGCGGACCGTGCCGTGGCGTTTTTCGAGGAGTGGTTATGCCACGTCAAGGGCGAGTGGGCCGGGCAGCCGTTCCTGCTGGAGCCGTGGGAGCGGGAGATCGTGCGGCGGCTGTTCGGCTGGCACCGCCGCAGCGACGGGACCAGGAGATACCGCAAGTGCTACGTGGAGATCCCCAGGAAAAACGGCAAGTCCCTGCTGGCGGCAGGGATCGCACTGTATTGCCTGTTCGCGGACCGGGAGCCGGGCGCGGAGGTGTACAGCGCGGCCACCAACCGGGACCAGGCGGGCATGGTGTTCAATCCGGCCAAGGGCATGGTGGAGGCAAACCCGTTACTGCTGGAGGCGTGCGAGGACGGCAAGGTGTTGCGCCGCATGATCCGGGTGGCCAGCACGGGGAACGTGTACCAGGTGCTGTCCGCCGACGTGCCAGGCAAGCACGGCCTGAACGCACACGCGGTGATCGTGGACGAGCTGCACGCGCACAAGGATCGGGACTTCCTGGACGTGCTGCGCACCAGCCAGGGCACGCGCCGACAGCCGATCCTTTTCATGATCACCACCGCCGGGTGGGACCGGAACAGCATCTGCTGGGAGGAGCACCAGTACGCGCGCGGGGTGCTGGACGGCACGGTGGACGATCCGGAGTACCTGGCGGTGATCTACGCCGCGCCGGCGGACGCGGACTGGGACGATCCCAAGATATGGGCGGCGGCCAACCCCAACCTGGGAGTGTCCGTCAAGCTGGAGTTTCTGGAGGCGGAGGCGGTCAAGGCGCGCAACACGCCGGGGTACGTGAATGTCTTTCGGCGCCTGTACCTCAATCAGTGGACGGAGGCGGCCGCCAGGTGGCTGTCCATGCGCAAGTGGAATCGGTGCGCGGCCTCACCGCCCGAGGCGCTGGCCGGCCGCCGCTGTTGGGGCGGCCTGGACCTGTCCAGCACCCTGGACCTGACGGCGTACGCGCTGCTGTTCCTGGACGAGAAACAGATCGCGGACGCGCTGCTGTGGTTCTTTGTGCCGGAGGAGAATCTGATCGAGCGCGTCAAGCGGGACAAAGTGCCGTACAATCGCTGGCGGGACGACGGGTGGATCACCTGCACGCCGGGCAACGTGGTGGACTACGACATGATCCGCGAAACGATCGGGGACAGCGCGGAGCAGTACGACGTGCAGGAGGTGGGGTACGACAGGTGGAACAGCACCCAGCTGACCACGCAGCTGGACAGCGACGGGATCACCATGGCCAAGGTGGGCCAGGGCTGGCGGGATATGTCCAGCCCGTCCAAAGAGCTGGAGCGGCGGATCGTGTCAGGCAAGATCCGCCACGGCGGCAACCCGGTGCTGGCGTGGTGCGCGCGCAACGTGTGCGTGCAGCAGGATCCGGCCGGCAACATGAAACCGGACAAGAAGCGATCACATGAGAGGATAGACGGGATCGTGGCGCTGATCATCGCACTGGCCAGGGCCATGGTGCAGCCTGAAAATAAACCGAGTGTGTACGAGTCCAGGGGGATCGTGACAGTATGATAAAGCGGCTGACCAGGGCGCTGCGCAGGTTCAAGCTGTGGCAGGGGTGGGCGTGGGACATGGGGCTGCTGCTGGGAGTGGGCGCCATCGCAACCGGGATCTGGTGGTGGAGCAGATCCTGGGCGCTGGTGTTCACAGGTACGGCCCTGTCCCTTTTCTGTCTGCTGGGAGCGCGAGGTGCCCGGCGGGTGAGGTGATCATATGGGAGCGATCGCGCACGTTCTAGACGGCGCACCCGACAAGCGGGCCACGTTCCGCAAGGCGGTGTCCAGCCTGAAAGAGCCAGCGTCCTGGTTGTGGGACTGGTTTGGCGGGCCTGAATCTGACAGCGGCGTGCGTGTCACGCCGGCCTCCTCGTTGTGGCACACGGGTGTGTACGCGGCAGTCCGGATCCTGTCGGAGTCCGTGGCGCAGCTGCCGCTGGGTGTGTTTCAGTCCACCGCCGGCGGTGGGTCCAACAAGGTGACGGAGCACAACCTGTCCACCCAGCTGGCGACGATGCCCAACAACGAGACAACCAGCTTCGACTGGCGGGAAAACCTCCAGGCGCACCTGGCCAGCTGGGGCAATGCGTACGTGCGTGTCGTCCGCACGCTGCGCGGGGAGGTGACGGAGCTGATCACGCTGCGGCCGGATCGCACCCGGGCGGTGCGCGAGGACGGCAGGATCCTGTACAAGCACCGGCTGGACAGCGGCGAGGTGGAGACTTTCCGTGGGCCGGAGGGTCCCCGCGAACGGCCCACCGAGATCATGCACATCCACGGCCTGGGGTTTGACGGGCTCTCCGGTTACACGCCGGTGCGGCTGTCGGCTAATTCGATCGGCCTGGGGATCGCGCTGGAGCAATACGCGGCGCGTTTCTTCCGCAACAACGCCCGGCCGGGCGGACTGATCAAGCACCCGGAAAAGCTGTCAGATGAAGCACGCGAAAACCTGGTGACGACGTTCGAGAGTTACCACAAAGGGCTGGAGCACAGCCACAAGATCGGTGTCCTGGAGGAGGGCATGGACTGGGTGTCCATCGGCGCCAAGCCCGGGGAGGCGCAGTTTGTCGAGGCGCGCAAGTTCCAGCTGGAGGAGATCGCGCGACTCTACAGGATCCCGCCGCACATGCTGGCGGACCTGGAGCGCGCCACGTTCAGCAACATCGAGGAGCAAGGACTGAATTTCGTGATCCATACCTTGATGCCCTGGCTGGTGCGCTGGGAGATGGCGATGCTTGCGCACCTGTTCCTGCCGGCGGAGCGCGAGCGCGGCCTGTTCGCGCACTTCAATGTGGACGGTTTCCTGCGCGGTGACAGCGAGAAACGCAACAAGGCTTTCAACACCGCCCGCATGGGTGGCTGGATGAACGCCGACGAGATCCGCGCGAAGGACGATCAGGCGCCGCTGGCGGACGGCCTGGGCAAGGTGTACATAGTGCCGCTGAACATGACCACGCTGGACCAGCTGGTGGACGACGGCGCCGGCAACGGCAGCTCCAGGCTGGGCAAGCTGGGAGGCCGGCCGCCGGACGACGGGGACGGCGAGGGCGCCGATCCAGACCAGCGGCTGCTGCGGCGGGGCGCCATGTTCCTGGGACGCCGGGAATTGCGCAGCAGCCAGGGGCGCGAGCGGTTGCGGGTGGCCCACCTGCGTATTTTCCAGGACGCGGCCTCCCGGTTGATGAAACGGGAAACGCGGCAGGTGCGCCGCCTGATGCGCGCGCACCTGGAGAAACGGTCCGCCGCCACCCTGGACCAGGCGCTGCAAGACTTCTATGCGGCGCACCCGGCCACGGTGGATCGGATCATGCTGCCGTCCGTGCAGACCCTGGGCGAGGCGATCGCGGAGCTGGCCGCCACGGAGATCGGGATCACGGTGGAGGACGTGGACACGGCACAGCTCCAGGACTTCCTGCGCACGTACTCCGAGCACCTCGGGCAGCGCACCGCGGACGCCAGCCTGGGCCAGCTCCAGGCGATGATCGCGGACACCGATCCGGTGATCCTCACGGCCGCCATGGAGGAGCGGCTGCTGGACTGGGAGGGACCGCTGGAGGAGCACCGGCCGGGGCAGATGGCCGCGCGTGAAACGGTGCAGAGCAGCAACGCCACCACCAGGCTGGTGTGGTTGTCCGCCGGCGTGGCGGCGCTGGTGTGGACGCTGACCGGCGGCAAGTCCTGCCCGCTGTGTTTCTCCATGAAGGGCAAGCGCGTGAAGGGGCAAAAGAGTTTCCTGGACAAGGGGGACATGGTGAAAGGCAAGGGCGTGTCTCCGCTGAAGATGCGCCACGGGATCAAGCACCCACCGCTACACAAGGGCTGTGACTGCACGATCAGCGCGGGCCGGTGATCTGGTTGACAGTGGCAAGCGGTGTAAACTAGAACGCAGATCGGGCAGCAGAACGTAAACCAGAACGGCGCCGCGGGGCGCACGGAGGGACGACACCATGATCGGGATCGAGCGTAGGAACTACGCTGCCGCGCTGGAGCTGCGGCAGCACGGGGAAGCGGACGCCAACCAGGATCTGCAAAAGATCGGCGGGCACGCCTCGGTGTGGGGCGTGCTGTCGGAGGAGATGTTCGGCATGCGCGAGCGCGTGCAGGATGGAGCATTCAGCGAAACGATCGCGGCCGATCCGATCATGGGGTATTACCACCACGATCCGCGGCACGTCCTGGGCTCCACCGCCGGCGGCACGCTGCGCGTTACGGAGGATCGGGTGGGTCTTGCTTTCGAGGCGGATCCGCCGGACTCCGCGGCGTGGGTGGTGGACCTGGTGGACCGCGGGGACGTGCGCGGCGCCTCGATCGGTTTCATCGCGCGGGACGAGGAGTGGAGCCGGGAGGACGACGTGCAGATCCGCACCGTGACGCGGGCGCGCCTGTTCGACTTGGGGCCCACCCCGGATCCCGCGTTCCGGCAGACGGACGTGGAGGTGCGCGCGCTGTTCCTGAATCCGCACACGCCGGCGGAGGTGCGCAGCAACATGGAGGCGCGCCTGGGCCTGGGCGGACTGGAGGAGCAGCTGCGGGACCTGGTGCAGGACGAGCTGGGCAAGCTGGAGCTGCGCAGCCTGGTGGAGGAGATCCTGGGCGCGGACAAAGAAGGGTCCGCGCTGCTGGAGTCCAGAGTGATCAAGCGCCTGGAGGAGCGCGCCACGCAGCGCACCAGGGACAGGGACCAGCTGGCCATGCGGCGCCGGCGCCTGGAGCACCTCGCGCTGGTGTGAGGCGAAAGCCGCGGAGCTCGTACGGGAATGAGATCCCGCGCGCCGCCTGGATTCTCGGGGCTCTTCCGCCAACGAAGGGCCAGGATCGGCAAAAGGCGAAAGTGATCCAGGTTTGACACCGCGGCCGGCGGTGCCGTAGTATCCCGGCCGACGAACGATCCGCACCGTGGCGGCCTCCCATCGGGGAGCGGAGCAGGTGCAGGGCAGCACAGCAACGCCGGCACCCAGCTGACCAGCCGCCGCGGGACGTGGCCCGCCGCCAGGACACCTGGCTGACGCCACCGGAAAAAGAACACCAACCCAACGGTGTTCCCGGTGGCGTTTCTTTTGGCCTCACCGGGCACCCAACCCGATCAGGAGGCCGATCGCATGACATCCCAGGAAATGCTGGACAAACGCAACCGGGCGATCGCGAAGGCGCGTACGATGCTGGACGCCGCCGAGACGGAGGATCGCAGCCTGGACGCCGAGCAGGTGATCAGGTACGACGCGTACATGGCGGAGGCGGCGGACTACAAAACCCGTTTCGATCGCCAGGACGCGCTGGAGCGCGAGGAGCGCGCGCTGGCAGCGCCGCCGGTGGACGGGCGCCAGGCCGGCCGGGAGAACGCCGGCAGCGCCGGCGACGGCACCACGGAGGAGCGCGCGATCAAGAAGTACGGCGAGGTGATCGGGGCCAGGATCGCGCCGCTGATGGACAAGGAATACTGGGCCAGCTTCGTGGGCAGGTTCCTGCGCACCGGGTCCCCGCGCGGTATGTTCCTGGGCGACGACAAGAACAGCATGGAGGTGCGCAACCTCCAGGCGGACGACGCCGTAAAGGGCGGTTTCGCGGTGGCCCCGGAACAGTTCGTGACGGACCTGATCCAGGGGATCGACGATGAGGTGTTGATCCGCCAGTGGGCCAACGTGGTGCCGGTGGTGGGTTCGGACAGCCTGGGGCGTCCGTCCCTCGACACCGATCCCGCGGACGCGGACTGGACCACGGAGCTGGCGACAGGCGACGAGGACACCGCCATGACGCTGGGCAAGCGCGAGCTGACGCCGCACCCGGTGGCGAAACGGATCAAGGTGTCGCGCAAGCTGCTGCGATCCGCCGCGCTACCGATCGACACGCTGGTACGACAGCGCCTCGCGTACAAGTTCGGCGTGACGCAAGAAAAGGCGTTTCTGACCGGCACCGGCGCCGGCCAGCCGCTGGGTGTGTTCACGGCGAGCGCGGACGGGATCAGCACCGCCCGCGACGTGGACACGGGCAGCACCACCACGTTCACCACGGACGGGATCAAGGACGCCAAGTACGCGCTCAAAGCCGCGTACTGGCCCACCGCCCGCTGGTTGATCCACCGCCAGGGGCAGAAGCTGATCGCCAAGATCAAGTCCGTGGCGGACGGCGTGTACATGTGGGAGCCGTCCCAGAAGGTGGGCGAGCCGGACATGCTGTACGGCATGCCGATCCACATGAGTGAGTACGTGCCCGCGGTGTTCACGGCCGGACTCTACGTGGCGATCCTCGGTGACTGGGCGCGCGGCTACATGATCGCGGACTCCCTGCTGCTGGATCTCCAGGTGCTCACGGAGCTGTACGCCGAGAGCAACGAGATCGGCTACATCGGACGCGCCGAGCTGGACGGCATGCCCGTGCTGGAGGAGGCGTTTGTGCGCCTCAAGACGGACGACAGCTAGAACGATCTGATCCTCCTCCCTGGAGGCGAACGGCCCGCCGGCGTGTCCGGCGGTGACTGTATCCAAACGCCGGCGGCCGGCACGCGGCTGCCGCACTACCCTGGAGGGAGATCGACATGGGCAAGCTGGCGCTGTTGCACAAGGGCAAGATCGTACGGCACAGCAACACCGTGGCGGCCGGAGTCTCCACGATCACGCCAGGCACGGCGATCGACATGCAGAATTTCGAGAGCGTGCTATTTATCGCGGAGTTCGGCGCGATCGTGGCCGGCGGTGTCACCTCGATCGAGGCGCACCAGTCCGCGGCCTCGGGCTCCGGTTTCACCGCGCTGCTGGGCACCCTGGTGTCTATCACGGACGCGCAGGACAACAAGGTGTTGGCGCTGGAGGTGGTCAAGCCGCGCGAACGGTACGTCAAGTGCGTGGTGAATCGCGCCACGCAAAACGCCACCCTGGAGGGGATCACGGCGATCCTTACCGGGCCGAAAAAGCTGCCCACCACGCAGGACGCCACCGTGGCGGCCAGCGAGGCGCACACCTCGCCGGCGGAGGGCACCGCCTGAGATCCAACAACCGGCTGCTGTCGCCGGGCAACCCCTGGAGCCTGGGCGGTCCCCGCCCGGGCTCCACCACACCAGGAGGAGGGAGCGCACCATGGGAACCGTAAGGATCAAGGCGCTGGCCACGGCGTGCGGGCCGAAAGTCCACCGCGTGCAGGGCCAGGAGTACGACGTGACGCCGGAGCAGGCCAGGGAAGGCGTGGAGGCGCACACCATGGCCCTGGTGTCCACCGAGGACGACCAGGCGACGAGCAAGCCCGAGGGCAAGGAAACCACCACACGCAAGCGATCGCGCCGGCGGTAGTCCATGGCGTACCAGGTGGTGGTAAACAGCCCGGTGTCCATCCTGCACCCGGTCAAGAACCTGCTGGACACAGCCACGGTGACAGGCCAGGCGGGCGTGATTACCAAGGCGCTGCTGGACGAGGGCATGGCGGCCAGCGCGCTGCCGGTGACGATCACCGAGATCGGCACCTCGGGGTACTACACGGCGCAATTCACACCGGACGCGGTGGGCAGCTGGGTGCTGACGCTGACCAACCCGCCCGGCACGGACGCGGGCGTGTACGTGTACACGGTGTCCGCGCTGACGCAGGCGGAGATCGCAGCGGCCACCGCGCGGGATCTCACCAGCCTGGCCAGGGTGCGCGAGCGGATGTACATGCCGGACACGCGCACCGCGCTGGACGGCGTGATCGCCTCCCTGATCACCGAGGAGTCCAACGGGATCCAGGATCGGCTGGGCCGCGTGATCGGACAGTTCTCCTATCCCGCCGAGTACCTGAACGGCCGCAACGGCAACCGGCTGCCGCTGAAACAAGGCCCTGTGGTGCAGATCAATTCCGTCAACTGCGTGCAGTACGTGGACGCAGGCGCCGGCGCAAGGGGCGAGGAGCTGACGCTGCTGGACGAGTACCAGTATGTGATCCACGGCCAGCGCGCGGAGAACGGCATGCTGCGCGGCGTGCTGGAGCGCGTGGACGGCGCGGTGTTCGATCAGGGCGCGCGCAACTGGAAAATAGATTACATCGCGGGTTTCAATCCGATCCCGGAGGGCCTGGTGGGCTGGGTCAATAGCCTGGTGGTCAATCGGTTTTACACCAGGGAGGCGCCGCTGATGTCCAGCAAGGACGTTGGGGAAGCAACCGTCAGTCTGCTATCCCCGCGGCAGCTCGCGCGCGAGGAGGAGCGGATCCTGTCGCCGTACAGGGATCCCGGGAGCGTGTGGTGAGTTTCTCGATCGGACTGAGCGGCACGGTGCGCCAGGTGAGCGTGCGATACAAGGGCGCCCGGCGGCGCCTGGAGGCGGAGGAGCGCAAGGCGCTGCGGCGTGTTGCAATCAAGATCGCCAAGATCATGATCCCGGAGATCCCGGTGGGCCCAACCAAGAACCTGCGCAAGTCCGTGGACTGGGACACCAACGGGCGCGGCCTGTCCATGCGCGTGGGCCCGAGCAACCGACGAAAGGGCTACCACTCGCACCTGGTGCAGGCTGGATCGAAAGGCGAGCGCCGCCAGGCGAAGAGCGGCAGGAGCACCGGCCGCATGCCGAAAAACGATTACCTCGGCCGCACCGAAAAGAAAAGCAAACAGCTGGTGGAGCAGGAGCTGGGCGGCCGCGTGCTGGACAAGGTGGTTTGACATGTCCTTCCATAACTTGATCCTGGACAAGCTCCTGCTGGACCTGGCGCTGGCCACAGTGCCCACCGGGGAAACGATCGAGGTAGTAGAGGGCAAGGCGTCTGAGCGCGTAAGCGCGCTGGTGGGTGTGCGGCCGGGCGGCAGCGGTCCGGTGTTCGAGGCCGACGCAGAGGCATACACCAACCGCACCGGCGCCGGCGTGGCCAGCTTTCAGGTGGAGTGCTTTCTGGCCTCTGCTAACACGGACCGGGACTTGATGGATTTCGTGGACAACCTCCGCAACAAGCTGGAGCTGCCCGAGTCCAACACGGCCTCGCTAACGGTGGCCGGGAAGGGAACGGTCCAGGACGTGACGGTGATCGAGGCGGACATGGACGACCAGGGCGAGGATCGCACGCAGACCAACATCCCCCGGGCCACCCTGGAGGTGGCGGTGAGGTACGATTATGAACGCGGAGCACTCTAGGAAGAAAGACAGCAGCAAGGCGGACAGCAACAAGGTGCCCGTGATCTGGTTGATCCCGGCGCTCCACCACAAGGTTGGCCAGGAAACGGCGGAAACGCGAGAGCAGGCCGCGCACTACCAACGCGCCGGACTGGTCAAGCTGAAAGCCGACACGCCAGCGCCTGCCACCGACTAACGCAGCACCACCAGGAGGGAGCCGATCATGAGCAGGCATCTTGGAATCGCCAAGGAGGTAACGTACGGCTTGGCGCTGACGCCGACGCACTACATGGAAGCGCTGAGTGAGGATCTGCACGTCGAGAGGGAGCAAGAGTCCCTGGCGACGATCCGATCCTTTGTCCCGATCGACATCTTCGAGCTGACCCAGGTGGTCAAGGGCAGCTTCGAGATGCTGGCCAATTACGAGGAGATCGGGATCCTGCTGCGTGCGTTCCTGGGCAACGTGGACCGGACCGGCGCGGGACCGATCTACACGCACACGTACCCCAAGTCCACCGGGCTGGCGGACCGGACGGACAGTTTCTGCGTGGAGGTGCTGCGCGACACGGGCGCGTCCAACAGCTTCCGGTACTCCGGCCTGAAGTGCCAGAGCTGGAACGTGTCCAGCGCCAACGATCGCACCACGCGAATGACGTTCGGATGGCTGGGCAAGACCGGGGCGGTGGCTGGGCCCGGCACTCCCACGTTCCCGACGTTCCGGCCGATCCCGCCGGCGGACGTTTCGCTGACCATGGATCCCGATCCTCCCGGTGGTCCGGCAGCGCTGAACGCGCGCACATTCGATCTGACGTGCGAGTGGCCCACGGACGAGACTTTCCAGCTGGGCAGCAGCTCCCTGTCCACCGAGCCGATCGACAATCTGCTGGTGGTGACGGGCAGCAGTGAGATCCATTTTGTGGGCGGTGACGCCGACGACATGATCGCCGCGTTCCTGGGGTTCACCACCACGGACGTGGCGGTGGCCATGACGGACGGCACTCACTCACTGACGATCAACATGAACAACACCAAGCTGACCAAAGCGGAGCCGGGCGTGTCCGGCCGCGATCGGCTGGTGGCCACCTACGAGTGGGAGGCGTTTTTCGACACCACCGCCACCGGATCCCTCCAGGCGATCCTGGTGGACAACGACGACGAAACCGATTGGTGATCCGCCAGCTCCAGGTCCAGGGCCTGGAGCTGTTCACATAGCAGCAGCACGCTCACCACAACCCAGGAGGAGGACAGCATGCCCAAGCGCAAGAAACAACCACCCAAGAAGTCCACCGGCCGCACAACCGTGCTGACGTTCCCGGAGGGCATGACGCCGGGAGGCTACACGGAGATCGAGGTATTCAAGCCGGACATGCGGCTGTTTACCACGATCCGGAAGTCCCTGCCGGCGATCGCGCTGGGTCCTGACTCCGAGGACACCAGGACGCCACAGGAAAAGGAGGAGGAGTATTACGAGCAAGCGATCCACATGATCCTGCTGTGCGCCAAGGTCCCGCGCGTGGTGGAGGAGGACGACGTGCCGGACGGTGCGATCCACCTGGCGGATCTCGGGATCGGTCCCGCCATGTGGTTGGCGGCGCAGCTCCAGGAGCTGGGCGGCATGTCCCAGGCGGTGCTAAAGATCCACCCTTTGTCCGGCAGCCGGACAGCCTCCTGACGCTGTTCGGCATGTCCCAGCAGCTGCA